TTACGCATCGTTGGATATGCCCGTAGAGGCTTACGTCCCAACAGTAAAAGACACATTTACAAACCGCCGCAAAATTAAAGAAGGCAAACTACCATCTTATGACTGGCACACAATAGTTATTGAGCCGCCAAAGCCGCAGTCAGAGTCTCGCGGCGGTACACACGCAAGCCCCCGAAGGCATCAGGCCAGAGGCCACTGGCGTACATACAAGTCAGGCAAACGGGGCTGGGTCAAGGAATGTTGGCGGGGCAATGCCAGCAAAGGAACAGTGTTCAAAGACTACGAAGTAAAGGAGTTGACATGACAGGATTTGAATCAAAGCGCCAGATGGCAAAAGCCAAGCTGGACGATGAGCCAGACACGCTGCTGATCGTGTATCAGCGAGGTTTCGCAGATGGCAAGAAGGCAGCACAGCGCAAGCCGTTGACCGCAACGTCAATAGCCAACATGATGCCGAGCCAGATACCATCTGAGTACGACGGCCCATTGATGGAGTTTGCCCGAGCCATTGAGCAGGCTCACAGAATCAAGGAGAAGACATGACTGACCTGAGACAAGCCGCGCAGCAGGCGCTGGAGGCGCTGGAGGGTTGGGAACATTGCGACAAATGGGTATGGCCTGAAACTGCGCTAGAACAGTCAAAGCGAAACACAACCGAATCACTTGCCGCCCTACGCACCGCGCTGGAGCAGCAAGCCGAGCCGAGTCAATGGCGTGACATGGTGGTAGTGAGCTTAGTCCGAGAGGGCATTGACAAGCACAAGGCGCGTGAATTGGCCGATCACTTTGCCGCACAGCAGCAAGCCGAGCCTGTAGGTATGCGTATGCCAAAAGTTGGCGACAAAGTGATTTGCCTTGAAGACGAAAGTCTTGGGGAGGTTGTGTCTTTGACTGGGGGTGGATCGCCTGATATTACGTTTGACGACGGCACCCGAGGGACATATTTGTTGCGGGAGTTTGCCGAACTGTTTGGCTATGTCGCAGCACCCCAACGGCAAGCCGAGCCGGTGGCCTACTTTGACTTTCAAGAGCATAAGTTTAGCTGGGCGAAACACATGAAGATAGGCCCCGTGCCTGTCAGTATTAAAGTTGATCCAATGAAGCTGTATTCTGAGGCACCACAGCACCCGTGGCAGGGTCTGACGGATGAGGACTTTTTGGAAGCCTGTCAGCTTGCAGAGCGGGGGAATTATCTGGTTGCGTTTCAGCGCATACAAATCAAACTGAAGGAGCGCAACACATGAACCAAGAGGATATCCAGAAGGCGTGGGACTTTATGTCCGCTCACAACAACCATTTATTGTTGGAGAACGAGCGGCTAAAAAAGCAGCTAGACGCGCATCTTTTGAGGCGCAGTCTCTGGTACAGGATTAAACGGGCCGTTGATATGTTGAGAGGGAAAGCTACATGAACCAAAAGAAACCACAGCGTTTACATGAGCGCCTTGGCATGTCAGTCGAGGAAGCACTCAACCGACTGATTGCATTTGGACAGCTTCACCACAAGCACAAACCGATAGACCCGAAACACCTTGAGGCTGTGCTTAACGCCACACAACCAAAGGAGAAGACATGATCACTGAAGACGACGAGTTTGAACGCCTTGAGCGTGAGCGGAAGATGCGCTTGGATTGGGCACCAAAAGGCCCACCAAAGAAGCCGTGGCAGAGTCTGCAGGGTCTGACGGATGACGATGTGAAGCCGTGGTCACAGATGACTGTCGAAGAGCGTTTAGATTATGCAATCCGAATCTGGGAAAAAAACCTAGCCAGAGTTGATCACGATGGCACGGCGCTGAATCACGACACCTACGACAAAGACCCGGTGCGGTTTAGTACCGCAACGGACTATCAAACATTTGTGCAGGTACTTCATTCAATAAAGGATCGAACATGACTGAACTCACGGAAGCCAGTCTTGTAAAGGCGCTGAAAGAGATTCAACAGATACTGGCGGATGAACCGATGGCGCTGAAGCCTACCAAGCTGCTTATTCGCCCCGCTGATTTGGCCGAGCTTGGCCTGACGGTGGATGATGTAAAGAAGATGATCAAGGAGAACCAATGAGAGACAAACGCATTTCTAAACTGAAGCGAATAGGCGAGCCGCTGACAGTGGTGTACTCAATCAAGCTGACTCAAAGCCAGCGCATTACACTGGCGCGGCTGGGCCCCGAGTGGATACGTGAGCAGCTAGAGAAGGTAATGGAGAAACCAAATGGTAAAGCCTGAAGACATCCCCAACTTTGCTGCGTGGAGCAATAAGAACTTGGGGGATTTTGCAACTGATGCGTACATCCGTATGCAAGAGATGGCCTACGACTTGGAGCAAGAGAGGCTTAACACCAAAGCCGCGCTGGAAGCAGCGCGTAGACTGATGAAGGAGAAGAGCAATGGAGAATGAACAACTGGCACAGATGCGCGATAACTGGGAGGTAACCATCGGGGGAGACGGTGGCACTGCCCCTGCTGCGGAAGGTGGGGGAAGATTTACAAGCGAGCCCTTAACGCTCCAATGGCCCGAGCGCTGTTGTGGTTGATACACGAGCCACATCGGGGGGACGGTTGGACGCACGTTCCTAGTTCAGCACCAACGTGGCTGCTTCGCTCGATGGGACTGCCTAAGCTGCAGCTATGGGGGTTGGCAGAAAGCGCAGTTACTAAGACCCAGCTTGAGTCCAGCGGCTTGTGGAAACCAACGCTTAAGGGGTACCACTTCGCCACCGATTTGTGCAGCGTGCCTAAGTACGTATACGTGTACGACAACACTGTGCGTGGATTCGAGGGGCCTAACATCGACATACAAGAAGCCCTTGGTAGCAAGTACAACTACGCAGAGATCATGGCCAACTATGACGAAACAGCAAGCACCTTTGTAGAGGAGAGCGTTTATGACGCCTGAAGGCAAGGTCAAGGCTGCAGTACGCAAGGTACTGGATGCCGAGGGGGTGTACTACTTCATGCCTGCGGCCAATGGCTTCGGGCGTGCGGGTATCCCCGACATCATCTGCTGCGTGCGGGGGTTCTTTCTGGCCATCGAGCTGAAGGCAGGCAAGGGCAAGACAACGGCACTGCAAGACCGCGAGATCATGGCCATCAACATCCACGGCGGAAAGGCTATGGTCGTCAACGAAGACAATATCAACGAGGTGAAGGAGGTCGTCACATGGATAAAAAAGAATTCCGGGCACTCAGCGCCGTGATCGACGGGAGGCTGGAAACGATAGGCATTGAGGGGGCAACGCACATGGTGCGTATGTTTGAGATGCTGTCGGCCAGCTTCGCCAATGAAGACGAACGCCCCAGCGTGATGATACATGGCGCGGGCAAGAAGATGGTTGTGCTGTCCGTTAACGTCGAGATGGTGGACATGATTGAGATGCTGGCAACCGCCTACACCAGTATGCACGAAACATTTATTGGCAACAAACCAGAACAAGGAGAAATGCATTGAGCCAGCCTTTTAAAACCATCATCACCGTGGACTTCGAGACGCGGTGGTCTACTAAACCAACGTCATGGACAGCCGAGCCCTACACGCTCAGCAAGATGACAACCGAGGAGTACATCCGTGATACAAAATTCTTGGCATTCGGAGCGTGTATACATGAATACGGAACCGATGCAATCACTCAATGGTATGGAGGAGATGAGCTTCATCGAATCCTATCGACCTACGACTGGACTAAGACAGCAGTCCTTGCGCATAACGCCCAATTCGATGTTTCGATTCTCGAATGGGTATACGGAGTACACCCCTGCTTCATCTTCGATTCCTTGTCAATGGCGCGTGCTCTACGCGGCGTGGAGGTTGGCAATTCCCTCGCCAAGCTTGCAAGTGATTTTGGCCTTCCCCCCAAAGGGACAGCCGTATATTCTACGGATGGACTGGCCGTCCTTGAGCCTGAGACAGAAAGAGAACTTGCTGAGTATTGCAAGCACGACGTATATCTCTGCGAAGAGATATTCAAAAGACTCTCGGCGGGCTACCCTAAGTCGGAACTACGACTTATCGACATGACGCTCAAGATGTACACGCGGCCTACCCTGCAGTTGGACAAGCTCATGCTGGCTAACGCGCTCGAAGAAGAGAAGGAGCAGCGTGAAGAGCTGCTGCAGCGCTTGGGTGTGACGGACGCAGCGCTGGCCAGTAACGGGCAGTTCGCTGCGCTGCTGGAGGCCGTGGGTGTGCCGTCGCCCATGAAGAAAAAGAAGCCGACAGTCAAGACGCCCAACCCGGTGGGGGAGAACTACGCGTTCGCCAAGACCGACGCCATGTTCCAAGCCATGCTCAATGGAGACAACGAGGACGTGCGGGCGCTGTGTGAGGCACGGCTCAAGGTCAAGTCCACAACGGAGCGCACCAGAGCGCAGCGCTTCCTTGAGATCGCAGGGCGGGGTGCACTACCTGTACCCCTGTCCTACTACGGCGCAGCCACGGGCCGCTGGACGGCCAGCAAGGGCAGCGCTATCAACATGCAGAACCTCAAGCGTGGGAGCTTCCTGCGTAAAGCGATCATGGCCCCTGAAGGGCATCAGTTGGTGGTCGGTGACTTGTCCCAGATCGAGCCGCGTGTGCTGGCGTGGCTGTCCAACTATGACGAGATGCTCGACATCTTCCGCGCAGGGGGTGATCCGTACGCTGCCTTCGGGGCGCAGATGTTCTCGATCCCCGACATGACCAAGGAAAGCCACCCAGTGCACCGCCAGTCGGCCAAGAGCGCGTTACTGGGGGCAGGGTATGGGTTGGGTTGGGCATCGTTCGCAGCGCAGCTTCTGGTTGGCTTCCTCGGGGCTCCACCGCTGCGTTACTCCAAGGCGGACGCGCTGCAGTTGGGCGTGACGCAGGCATACGTGCAGAAGTTCATGGACTGGGATGAGAACTTGGCCAAGATGTCCGAGATACCCCACACTTGCACCGAGCGGGAACTGCTCATCCACTGCGTAGCTGCCAAGAAGATCATCGACATCTACCGCCAGACCGCGCATCAGGTCGTCTCATTCTGGGACATGCTGTCGGGCTTGATCCAGACTTCGCTGTTCGGCGGCAAGGAGTTTACTTACAAGTGCCTGACGTTCCGCAAGGAAGAGATTGAGCTGCCCAACGGCATGAAGCTGCTGTACCCCGACCTGCGCCAGCAGCAGAAGGCGGAGGGCAAGAAGGGGGAGCTTGAGTGGGTGTACGGTGCGGACGCCACCAAGCTGTACGCAGGCAAGATCGCCAACAATGTGACGCAGGCAACCGCACGGATCGTTATGACTGATGGTATGCTACGGGTGTCAAAAAAATACTTTGTGGCTGGGACTGTGCACGACGAGCTTATTGCCGTTGTGCCTGATGAAGAGGTTGCTTTCGCTAAGACTTGGGTTTTGGCGCAAATGACTATGGAGCCGAAATATATGCCGGGGATTCCCCTAGCCGCTGACGGTGGTGCTCACCGTAGATACGGATTAGCAAAAGGATAGGAGAAGCAGGTGACAACAAAAATAAAAGCCGTGTTCCCGCGCAGGATGCGCATAGGCCAGAAGATGTACTCAGTCGAAGTGGTGGAAGCTCTGATCGAGAAGAACTGCGTGGGCCGTACGCACTACGCTGAGCGCAGCATCAAGATCGCCACGAAGCACCCCAGCTCCGGGCGGTACCTTGCCGATGCGGAGGTTCGTGACACGTTCTGGCACGAGCTGACACACGCCGTCCTTGAAGACATGGGACGGCACACCTTGAACCGTAACGAAGAGTTCGTTAAAGAGTTCGCCCAACGGCTATCAAGAGCCATCGACAGCGCGAGGTTTTAATGAAAGTCGTCTGGTCACACTCGGCGCTGAAGGACTACGAGTCCTGCCCCAAGAAGTACCACGAGGTGCGCGTGTTGAAGAAGCACAAGTTCACGGAGACGCAGGCAACGATGTACGGGACGGAGCTGCACAAAGCAGCCGAGGATTACATCGGTGAAGGCAAGCCGTTGCCCAAGCAGTTCGACTTCATTGCCGACACGCTTGACGCACTTAAGGCCAAGCCCGGACGCAAGCTGGTGGAGTACCAGATGGCGCTGACGACTGACCTGAAGCCGTGCGGGTGGGTGGGGCCAGAGGTTTGGGTTCGCGGTATCGCTGACCTCATCATCATGGACGACGACAACCTAACGGCGTGGGTGGTGGACTACAAGACGGGCAACAACAAGTACCCGGATCGTGAGCAGCTCAAGCTCATGGCCATCATGGTGTTCGCGCACTTCCCACACATCCGCAAAGTCAACGCCGCCTTGCTCTTTGTTGTAAAAAACGATATGGTTAAGATAAGCGTTGGCGTCGATCAGGCAGCGGGCGAGTGGTGGTCATACCGCAAGCGCATTGCCCGCATCGAGCAGGCGCACGAGACCGGCGTGTGGAACCCCAAATCCTCGCCCCTTTGCCCGTGGTGCCCCGTCACCACTTGTGTCCACCACCCTAAACATTAAGGGGAACATTCATGCCATACAAAAATCCCGCAGACCGCGACACATACCCGCCGTATGCACAGCGCCCAGACATTATCAAAAAGCGTGCGGCACGCAACAAAGCCCGCACCATCATGGAGAAAGAAGGGCTGGTGCACAAGGGCGACGGCAAAGACGTTGACCACAAAAAGCCTGTGAGCAAAGGCGGTGCAACAACCCGCAGCAACTTGCGCGTCAAGACAGCATCCGCCAACAGGACGTTCGACCGCAAGAGCGACCACAGCGTCAAATAAAAACACGAGAAGCAAATGCAAGTCATCGAGAACAAAGCTCTACTCTTTAAAACTAGAAACCCCGACAAGTACCACTTAATTCCCAAACACAAAATCCTCTCTGAGAATGCGGGGACGTTTGAGATATTGGTTTACTGGGGGTTAGAAGAGGTTCAGGTACTACGAAACTTAGGCGTCAAAGATGTACCTTCGCCCATTACGGGGCGGTACGGTTGGCCGGGGCGGTACACGCCTATGTCGCACCAGATGGCCACATCGGACTTTCTCACTATCCACCGCAAGGCGTTCGTGTTCAGCGAGCCGGGTACAGGCAAGACGCTGAGCGCTCTATGGGCCGCAGACTACCTGATGAGCATTGGCAAGGTCAGGCGTGTGTTGGTGCTCTGCCCGTTGTCCATCATGCAGAGCGCTTGGCTAGGGGACTTAACCAGCAGCGTCATCCACAGGTCTGCCATCGTGGCGCACCACGCTCAGGCCAGCCGCCGTATCGAGATGGTGCAGCAGGACTTCGAGTTTGTCATCGCCAACTACGACGGTCTGAACCTGATCGCCAACGAGGTCAGGAACGACGGCAGGTTCGATCTGGTAATCGTCGATGAGGCGAACGCCTACAAGACCCCCACGACCAAGCGCTTCAAGGCGCTGGCGAGCATCCTGACCCCGGAGACGCGGTTGTGGATGATGACGGGCACACCCGCCTCGCAGTCCCCGGCGGATGCGTACGGCTTAGCCAAGCTGGTCAACCCCAACGGGATACCCCGGTTCTTCACGGCGTGGCGTGACAAGGTGATGCACAAGGTCACGATGTTCAAGTGGGCGGCGAAGGTCAATGCCCCGCAGCTCGTCCACGAGGCGCTACAGCCTGCGATACGCTTTACCAAGGCCCAGTGCTTGGACTTGCCGCCCGTGCTCACCACGACCCGTTTGGTGCCCATGACGCCCCAACAGTCCAAGTACTACACCACGCTCAAGGATCGTATGTCGATACAGGCAGCGGGTGAAACAATCACAGCGGTCAACGCGGCGTCGGGCTTGAGCAAGCTGCTGCAGATAAGTTGTGGCGCTGTGTACACGGACGAGAAGGATGTGGTCGAGTTCGATGCTGGCCCACGGCTGGCTGTGCTGGAAGAGATACTGGAAGAGACAGACCGCAAGGTGCTGATCTTCGCCATGTTCCGCAGCAGCATCGACAGCATCTACAACCACCTCACCAAGAAAGGCTTCCGCGTAGAGCTGATCCACGGTGGTATCACACCCAACAAACGCGCCGACACAATCCGACGTTTTCAGAACGAGCAAGACCCTCGCGTGCTGGTCATGCAGCCACAGGCTTCGGCACACGGGATTACCCTAACCGCAGCGGATACGGTAGTGTTTTACGGGCCGCTGATGTCTGTTGAGCAGTACATCCAGTGCATTGCACGGGCTGATCGCAAGGGCCAAGACGCCAGCAAGGTGACGGTTATCCACATCGAGAGCAGCCCGGTAGAGAAGAAGATGTTCACAGCTTTATCCACAAAGGTTGTGGATAACTTTACGTTGACCCAGATGTTCGAGACAGAAATAAATTCTTAAGAAAGGAGTTGCAGACGCTAAAAATCACGCTACACTTGTCAAACGATAGACACAAAAAGGAGAAAGCAAAATGACTGAAGACATGATCCCAATGGATAAACTAGCCCGCATCTACCGAAAGATAAAGGCCGAAATCGACGAGCTGACCAAGGACTATGACACCAAGGTTGAGCTGTTGAAAGAGAAGCAGAACACGCTGAAGTTTGCAATGAAAGACCAGATGCATGCGCTCGGTGTGAAGACTGTGAACACCACCTTCGGCACAGTGTCGATGGTGCTGAAGACCCGCTATTCCACGCAAGACTGGGACGCGTTCAAAGACTTCATTGTTGCGAACGATGCCGTTGACTTGCTGGAGAAAAGGATTGCCCAGACCAATATGGCGCAGTTCTTGGCGGACAACCCCGGTTCAGTGCCACCCGGCCTGAACGCATTTTCGGATTTTGAAATCCGCGTAACCAAGCCTTCCAACTGAGGAGAACCCCATGAGTAACATTACCCTATTCAACCCCTCGAACGTACCAGCGTTCGCTCGCAACAACGTCTTGTCAGACACCGCACTGGCCCTCACTGGCGGCGGATCGAACAGCGGTAAGCGCATCTCCATCAAAGGCGGTGTGTTCCGCTTGCTGGACAACGGCAAAGAGATCACCGCCATTGATGACCGCCACTTGGATGTCGTCATCGTCAAGGCCGCGCCAAAGGTCAGCCGCCAGTTCTACGCGGCTGCATGGAACCCCGATGCTACCGCTTCGGCACCCGACTGCACTTCCAACGACGGCGAGCGCCCCGATGCTTCCGCCAAGAACAAGCAGTCCGTGACATGCTTGAGCTGCCCACAGAACCAAGCTGGTTCGGGTACGGGCAATAGCCGCGCCTGCCGCTACCAACAGCGTCTGGCGGTGGTGCTTGAGAACGACATGGACGGCGCAGTGATGCAGATGATCCTGCCAGCTACGTCGATCTTCGGCAAGGCAGAAGGTGACAAGCACCCCCTGCAGTCCTTCGCTCGTTATCTTGCAGCGCAGAACCCCCCGGTCAACCCGGAGCAGATCGTGACCCGCATGAAGTTCGACACCAAGTCGGAGTCACCCAAGCTGCACTTCTCCCCCACGCGCTGGTTGACCGACGACGAATACAGCACCATCAAAGACCAAGCCGACAGCGAAGACGCTGTGAAGGCTGTTGGGGCAAGCGCGGCTGCAACGGATGGCGCGAAGGTCGCTCCGCTGGCTATCGCTGGCAAGCCCCCGGCAAAGGCAGCGCCAGCGCCCGTGGTTGATGAGGACGAGGACGAAGCCCCGGCCCCCGCTCCGGTAGCCAAGCCCGCCGCCAAGAAGGCCAAGCCAGCGCCAGCTCCTGTGGTCGAAGAAGACACGGCACCGGAACCCGAAGTGCGTAAAACCGCACCCAAGGCAACAGCCGTGCCTGCTGGTAAAGCCAGCCTTGCAGACATCGTGTCTGACTGGGACGACGAGTAATTTTTAGGGGGCTTCGGCCCCCTCACTACTATGGCCTACTCACAAAAAATCATCGACCTTGTTGCGGCGTCCCCCAAGACGATGGGCAATCGTCTTGGGCGTTGGGCCGTTCACTTGGACTTCCCCGTGACGAAGATCGCCATCGCGCTTGGGGTCACGCGCCAAACCGTCTACAACTGGTTCGAGGGTAAGGATGTCTTTGTGGCATACCAGAACCGCGTCGAACTGCTACTAACAATAATGTCCTCGTCAAAGACGGCGGATGAAGCTTGGAGAAGAATATGCAAAGAGTACAACTTGAAGCCCTGAACCCACGGATTCTTACTGACGAGGAGCTGGCCCACTACGCAACGCTGTACCCTGCCTCGGAGCTGCCTTTTGAATGGGTGGAGGAGCTGGTCAAGCGCTTCGTTGCTTTCGTAGACGCCGACGCACAGTAACCTAGGTCACCTATGGAACCGCTTGATTTTCTAGCGGCGGTTTTGCCACCTCCCGGTAACGGGCGTTACTGCGTGGCAGAGCTGACGAAGAAGAAAGAACACGTTTATGTGGACACGCTGGAGGAAGCGCAGGTAGCCGTAGATCGGTGGAAGAAGTCGAACCTTGACATCTACTTTGGACTGAGTACGTTCGGCAACGCCGACACACGTTCGGCCACCAATACCCAGATGGCAAAGTGCATAGCCATCGACATCGACTGCAACCATCCGAAAGATTTGCCCGATGAGCACGGGGAGTTCAAACCCAAGGCGTACCCCTCGGCACGCGCTGCCGCGCAAGCCATCATGGAGTTCTCCACCGAGGTGGGGCTGGCTGGGCTGGGCGAGCCGTGGATGGTGGCTTCTGGCGGCGGTGTGCACGCCTACTGGCCCTTGCGGGAAGCTGTGGAGATCGCTGAGTGGAAGCCTGTGGCAGAAGCGTTCAAACGCTTGTGCGTGCAGAAGAAACTCGGCATCGACCCCACAGTGACGGGCGATGCAGCGCGGGTGCTGCGCGTACCAGCGACGGTCAACACAGGCGTCAAGAGTGGCAAGCGCGTGCGCGGCGAGACCAGTGTGCGGTTCATGCACGGCGGGGGGTTCTTCGACATCGAGGACATCCGCGCCCTGCTGGAGCGTCACCTAGCGATTACCGCGTACGCCGTGAAACCCGCGCCGAGCACCGCCCTCACGATAACTGGGCAGCGGCCTAAGAGTGCGCCGATGACCACAAGCGTGCAGTTGTTTGCCAACAGCATCACCAAATTCGGCAATATCTACAAGGCGACCAAGAGGGGTAATGGCTGTGGGCAGTTAGAGTTCTACGTCCTGAACGCCACAGATGACGGCAGGGAGCCGTTGTGGCGGGGGATGTTGAGCATCGCACAGAAGTGCGAGGATGGCGAGCGTGCAGCTACGTGGTTGAGCGACCTGCACCCTTACGATACGAACCGAATGCACGCCAAGCTGGCTGAGATCAAAGGCCCGTACCCGTGCACCAAGTTCGATTCGGAGAACCCCGGCGTTTGCACCAACTGCAAGCACTGGGGAAAGATCACAAACCCGCTGGCGCTGGGGCGTGATACGGCTGTCGTTACAGAGGCGAAGGAAGTAGAGGTTGAGGTCACGGGGTCGGATACGTTTCGCAAGATACTGCGCCCGGAAGCCCCGGTTGGTTATGCGTACGGGCGCAAGGGCGGCGGG